TCGCCCATGTCGTAACGGTAGATCTGCTGGCCGTCGTATGTCTCGCCAACCGGGTCAATATTGTGCTTCAGGCGGCGATCTGAAAACGGCAGGAGCGCCATAAGCGCGGTCAATGCTTCAGGAGCTGCTGCCGCAGCCGTCGAAGCGGTTGAGCCAAGGCCATAAAGGCTGGAGCCAAGTTTCGCAGCGTCCATAATATCCGAGCCAAGTCCCTTTGGCGCGCCCGGAGGTTGGCCGGGTTTCGGAAGTTGACGGACCTCATTCTTGCCTTCTGAAATGACATCCTGAAGCAGTGGATCTCCGCCATAAGGCATACCGCCGGAAGCCAGACGTTGCGGAACCAAGCCGCCTGTCGCCCTAGTCCACTCATCAGTAATCGGATTAGCCCCTAGCCCCTTCCCGCTATCTTCAATAACGGTTGTCGGCGTTATGAAGTCTTTTACCTTACCAGCAAGCCCATATGCCTTTTGCGCCATCCCTGCCAGTTTTTCGCCTGTCCCCGCAGCCTCGACTGCTTGACTAAGTCCAGACCTTTGGAACGCTGGAATTGACCCTGCCGTGACAAGTTTTGGCACATGCAATGACGCCTGCGGAACTATTCCCCTTCCGCCCCCAACTTGTCCATGCGGGGTTCCGCCATAAAGCCCTCCCTGACCGTAAGGCCCAAGGAACTGGGCCTGAGCAGCCAAAATGGCTTTCATGTCTTCTGGGGCAACAAGACCGCCCGGAGCAAAAGCCCCCGGCTCCATAACTGCACCACCCATGCTTTCGGCGTCTAGGCCACCGCCATAGGCGCGTTCAGCCCTGCTGGGATCAACAACCTTGTAATCATTAATATCGACAACAAGGCCGGGCTTCTTTTTCTCAATTTCTTGCGCCATCGGGCCAACACGCTTGGGCGGCATGGGAGTGCCATCCCTGCGAGCTTTTGCAACGTCAGCCTTATAGTCGTAGGCGTAAAGACCTTTGCCCAGTTTCTGGATATTCGTCTTTTCTCGCTCGTCAGAGAAGAACGGAGCAGGCTGAGTCGTGGTTGTCGTGCTGCCCGACAGTGCACCAGTGCCCATCGCGATATTGGCAAGGAATTGCGCCACTTGGAACGGATAGCCACGCTCCTGAAGGAACTGCTGGTATTGAGCAGTGTCCTGCGCCTGCTGTGTCTGCTGCTCCAGCGTACCGGCTCCAGTGACTGCCTGAGCCCCCTGAAGAGCTGCTTGCTGCGCCGCCGCACCGAGGCCGCCAAGCTGTTGGCCTGCCTGTAATTGACGAGCCAAATCCTGCGCGACAACACCCTGTTGCCCTGCTGCCGTCTGAACGGCTTGCTGGTAACCCTGTTGGTAAATGGGAGCCATAGCCTGCGCCATGCCCAACTGCTGCTGGCGGGCAAGATTAGCGGCTACAAGGCCAGAACGATCTCCGCCGAATGCTCCAGACCGAATAGCATTACCTGTCGCACCCTGCATCTCCTGCGATTGTTGCTGACGAAGGGCCTCAAAGGTAGGGGCGGCAACGGCGTTCGTATAAGGGTTTTGATAATAGGCAATTTGTTCCGGAGTAAGAGCGCCGACCGATCCAGCGCCCGACATTGTCAGGCCAGTTGCGGCCCCGTAGAAAGGCTGCGCCATCTGAGACGCGCCGATTGTCTGCCCTATGCCAAGCTGCTGGGTCGGAGTAATGGGTGCGACAAACTCGCCTCCGTATTGTTGAAAGGGCTGCTGGGCGACATTCTCAGCGCGAGTATTGACCGCATTATACCGGGCCATTACCTCCGGCGGGATCGCCACCGATTGCGTAGTTGTTGCTGTCTTGCCGCCCATTTTTTAATTACTCCGCTGCTTGCTTCCAAGCGCCAGTCTGGGTTCCATAAAGGAAATATGCTCCGGATGGCTCGCCAAAAATACGCTGATACATGCGTATTTTGCCCTCTGTCCGCTGATTGGACAGGACGCCAATGGTGAGCGGTATCCCAAGCTCATCAGATACCTTTTTCCCAAATTCACACAGCTTACGAGCCCGTCCACCCTTGGCAGACCTGTAATCCGGATGAATAAAAACAGCCTTTTCCTCAAGGATCGGCTCATCACTGTACCACAAGTGTCCGATCCTTAAAAGTATTGCGCCATGAGGCTTTTCGCCGGGCAGTCCAATGATCCCGACAATGCCACGCTCCCTATTAAGCGCGGGCCAAATCTCCGCCAAAAGCTTCATCGGATTTGGAAAAGCAAAGCCATTTTCCTCGCAGGCAGACATCGCCAATTCCATGATGTCATCGACATCTTCCGGCTTACCTACCCAGACCTTCAGTTCCTTTTGCTCCGTCATAAGACTCCCCTCAGTCTTTTTTCGGGCCGGGGAGCTTTTTCAACGTATCGATAAGCTCGGCGCGGGTCTCCTTGACCCATTTATCCAGTTCGCGGTGCCCGGCGTCCATGCTCCCACCGCCAACCCATGTCACCTCCTGCGGCGACAATACATATTCCCCACCAGCGGCGACGATCGGGACCGGACTACCCTCAGCCTCGCCGCCCGCCGCCATGCCTCCAGCCGCGCGAAACATTTGCTTTACGGCCCGGAACCCCGCCATCGTGTTCCCCTCACCCAAAGAGGAAACAATATCCGCCGGAATGACGTAAGATCCACTTGGGACGTGCATATTCAAATGGTCAGTACGCCCCGCAACGGCGCTATGAATTGGACCTGTGTGGATGGTTTTACCTTGCGGCATTAGCGGGCCGCCAGAGGCTCTACCCTTCCGGGCCGTAGCTAAGGCAGCCGCAATAGCCTGCTTTTGAGGATGCCCAGCGTGAACCATCTCAGAGATGTTCCGGCTGATCGTCTTTTGAGAGGAGCCTTTTTTCAGGGGCATGGTCACACCGTCAAGTTCCAGAAGGTAATACTACCAATAACATCAGAACCACCGCCATCCACTAGACGCGCCGCTAATGTCATGGTTCCGCTTGCTCCAGCCAAATCAACCCCAAGCTGAAGCCCCCAGTTATATCCAGCCGACTGATTGATTGCCGTAGTCGATTGATGTGATGCCGTGGTATAGATTGAATAGACAACATCATTGTTATCATACGTCATTGACGTAGCCGCTCGATCACAATCAACCTGCCCATAAGAGCGGGTGTCCGCCCAAGTTGCGCCAGTAAGTGTTGCATTTCTAATAAACGCAACTTCATACCCACCATTGTCAATTGGTAAAAATTGAAAGGCAGAAGGTATGACGATAGCCCCAAGATATGACGAATTGAGCCGAATTGACGCAATTGGAGTATATGATGCACCTGCTGCAACGGGCGTGTTATTAGATATTGTATAAGTAGGAGAAACGCGCTCGTAGCCGCCTTCAGACATAATTGAGCAACATATTTTCTGCATGGTTGAAGCAGAGCTTGTTGCTCCAGTATTGGTAATTTCGTAGCGAATAGGAAGACAAGCAGTCTGCATGTAAACGCTCGTTATGATGTTGGCGTTATCAAAAATATGGCAAACTATAAATTTTCCGCCAATTATAAATCCCATTCTGACAGAACCGACTCCAAGCCATTCAAGGTCAGCAAATAAGATTTGAGCCTTTGTGACATCGAGCGTCAATCCAGATGGACCAGTTCCGTCCAAGCGATCTTGGTTCCAGTCCGCCTGATTAACAGTTCTGGTATCGCTGGGAGAGCCGCTTGTAGATGAGCGTATAACAAAGGACTTTGTGCTGTCGTTAACTTGAAAGAATACACCATCATTTACGCTAAAAAGCCCAACGCGCTGTCTAAGATTTGCTTTTGGCTCATTCATTACAAACGTGGCAAGAAACAAGAAACTCTTGCCCGGTTGATAGGAGAAAACCCGTCGTGTTTGCAAAACGACTGCTGATCCAGATGACGTTGTTGTAGCCATATCTATGCAGGCGCGATCTTGCACAAACGTGGCAGTTCCGCCTGTCGATGTGGACTGAGAAAATGCCGGGTCAGCCTGATAACGATTTTGGCTGTCAAAAAGCGTATATGGCTGAGATATGCGCAAACGCCCAAATGCATCAGTCTGCATCCCGGTATATTGCGTATACAGCGCATTAGTCGGCATTGAGCCGTAAGGAGGATAGACCGTAATCGTCACTGGCCCGGACCTCCCCCGATCTTGAATGTAATATCCGCAACAGAAGCCTGTGCCTGAACTGTTCCTCCAGCCAAAAGAACTTGCTGGCCAGTCCACTGAACTGTTGTGTTACCACTTATAGGAGCGTTGTAGAATAAAGCGGTACTTGCCCCTGCCGCTCCTCCAACCGGGACAAGGCAAATTGTAAATGTTCCCGGCGTTGTCGCCGTATTGCAAACTTCTATATCTACAATAGCAATTTGAGTCCCTATAGGAGCCGTGTAAAGAATACCAAAAACACCCGTCGGCGCGGAGCCGGAGCTAATGACAGTGCCCTTTGAATAATTCCAAAGCCCAAGAGCAGCCTGCCCAATATTATTGATGGCAATGACGCCATTCTTTTGAGTTGTCAGAATGTCATCAAGTGACGCGGCCATTAGTATTTCCCATCCACTTGAGTTCTGTACCGGATATTTCCAAGTCTCCAGAATGTTCCGATATCATTGCTTTCCAGCTTTATCGATATCAGCCTGCCCCGAATGCGTGGCGTGATGAACTTCGTGGCATTTGTCATCACATAAGGACCATGTTGAATGGGCGTATCTCCGGGATAATCGGCAGTATAAAATGTGATGTTTACGTTTGCACCCTGCGACCCATTGTAATAACCCCACTTCATATCGGGCCAAATTTGGTCAACAAACATCTTAACGTCAGCCTCAGTCATGGCGAAATAGCCCGTCTGAAATGACGATACCATTGGCCGAACATCCGCATCTGTCGATGTTTCGTGCTGGTAAATATATTGATTAAGTGAAGCCCCAATAGGAGGACCAAGAACAGACTCATTGATCCAAGCAGTTCTCGATACATACGGATTGTCTTCAGTATTAAACCCGTAATCCCATTGATTGAGGATTACATTGTATTTCACATAACCTTCATTCTCGCCGCCATTGCTAATGGTTGGAAAATACCATGTAATTTCCCCAAAGCGGCTATTTGCGGCAAATCGTATTTTATCCAGATGGTTTCTATCCAAATCTTGGAAGACAACATCCCAAATCGGACACATAATTGGCTCTACGCCACCGCCAGAAAGCCTATAAAACTGACTTTGGCCCATCCAGTAAACAGTCCCGCCCATAGACCCGGCGGCCTTGCGACCAACTAGCCCGCATCCATTGCCGATCTCATTGAACCCATAAACATATGGAGGACCTACATATTGCATGGCCCAAATACCGATATCAGTCCAAACAAGGCCCTGTTGCGGCCCCTGAATACACTGAACAATCTTCGAACCTTTGGGAATACGATAAGAGCCAGCCTGATTTGTTATAAGAGCATTCCATACATCGTAATTGTTGACATCACACCAGCGTATCAAGAGAGGGTCTTTTACGCCCGTGAATGTCGATCCCCACGCAATGATCTGCCTTTGCGGCATAGCCACGAACATACCATCGTTCACAGGGGGAGCTGTTGGTATTACAGTGGCTACGGGAGAACCAATAGTTGGGTTCCATTGATAGATGGGGCCATTCAAGGGGCAAGAAATAAACGTCTCACCCCAATTATCTAGCGTCCAATCATCAGCCGTAATAGGCGTTCCGGTTCCAGCAGTGGGAGCCGACCCTGTGCCATAACCTCCAATGCCATAAGGGCCAATTCCGTATCCGGTTCCTGCAGGGATTGGCCCAATGCCATTGTAATAAATGGCGTATAGATTGCCGCCGTTCTCTGAAGAAGTATCGGTAAATGTTGCTTGCGAATTGCCGGATATGACAAATTCGCTCGTCGAATTGACTGAGGTTACAATGTAATTTCCGTACAAAGTAACGCCACCAACCATTGTTGCGATTAGAATTGGAAATGTATCGCCAATCGCATAGCCATGATCAGCCAATGTTACAGTTACAAACGTATCACCACTTGTCGTGTCAAAGACAGGAACCGCTCCACCGTTTGATACGGTAGATGTCGCCAAGGCTGGATTACCAAGGACATCCGTAGCGTATATGGAATATGTATTTGCAGACCCGCCGGGATTATAAACTTGATATTGACCGAACAATACAATCCCGCCAACGCTGACTTGAGTTTTTATGTAAATTGAGTCGTAATTATCAGCGTTTCTTCCCGTGTCTGTAATAACAACCTGATTGCTTCCGACAGTAGTCGAGAAACCAACAGCGATGTTGACAGTTGTTTGCTGGGGTGTGATATCTTTGGCAGTGTTGCTATTGATAACAAGGAGTGCGCCTGTTGTGGGGTCAAGCACATCACCTTCCGCGCCAACGCCAAGATATGAATTAGAATTTGTATCTTCCCATGCCCATAGGCACCTGACCGTTGATCCAATCGTATTGATGAAATATTTGCTCCAGCCGCCAAGCTTCTGAACAAGACCCCCCATAGTCCTGTCCGGTATGAACCGAATAAGCTGACTTGAAGAGATCGCCGCCTCATTCAAGGTTGGCGTTTTGTTGTGATCGACGCCCGGAACGATCTTAAAGGCGGCGTGAGGCATGAGTTACCCCCGCGTCGGCGTTGCGACAGGTGACGGAGACTGAGATGTCCAGCCGGAAGACTCGAATTTCTTACGAGCCTCTTCCACAGCCGCACCCTTCAGGAGAGCCTGATATTGGCTTTCATAAGTCACTGCCATTTGCGGATCGTCATTGGCCCGGCCAAAATTGCGTTGATAGGCTGAAATGTAGATCATTGACGCCATTATGAACAAATCAGGCAAATATAGACTGATAAAGGTCGTTTGATTGCTGGAAGACATACTTGCCGGACGCTGCGTGCCGACAATCTCGACAAAGTAGGTCTGATCGGAGAATGGGCCAACGTAGAATAAATTGTCATTAAATGGGGCAAAGTATTTAGGCACGCCAGTGTGCGATCTAGCCCCATAAACAGCGTCAAGGAACTCTTTCGTCGTAGGCAGAAGAGGAACTCTAGTGCCTGCATCCGGGTCTTCCGTTCCAACGGGAGTGATAAGGTTAATCTGCTCCGAAACGACTATAGACCCAGCAGGTATTGTTACCGTTCTGGTGCTCGCCGCAAGTTGATAACCCGTGATTGAGGTTGATACCTGAAGGAAATCCAATTCGCGATAAATACGGTTTTCCGCATAAGTTATCATCTGGGGCAAAACCACCAAAAATTCCGCATTGGTTGGCTCTACGACCGCCATAGTCGAAATTTGGCTGATGTAGCTGGTTGTTCCAGCTACTGAACCGTCATAAGAGAGGCCAGTAGTCATTTATTGCTCCTACATGCCTATTTTAGCATTTATTTCCCAGATTTACACCACCCCTCCCGGCGGGCATTATTGACCTTTACCTCCACAATCGTCTGATCTGTATCCTTGGAAGACCAAGAAATCGGTTTCCAGACCTGACAAGCTGCCTCAGTC